GAATAGGGACAGATATGGCCTTATCTCTTGCTCTAGCTCTTCGGCTCTAGTCTTCGCGTTGGACTGTGGCTTATCCACAAGAATGTAGACGTGACCATAAACACTCGACCAGATCTGTGCCTGCTTCATGAAACTGTTAAGGCTTGCGCCATCTAGGTCAGCGTCTTTGATTGCAGCATCGAGGGCAGGATTGCCTGCCAGCGAGTTAAACACGCGAACAGGGGGAGTGCGCCACAAGAATGAACTGTAGATGTGAACTACATTTCGGCAGTGGTTATCTACAGGTGTCAGTTGGATGCGTCGTGCATACTCGTTCTCTGACTCGTTGAGATAGCCCGTCAGATAGCTGCCGTTCTGATACTCCTGCCCACCCAAGTACGACCGGATGTAAAACTCCCAGCGTGCCTCATTCGCGTCGTAATCTGGGTGTTGATATTCAATGTTCGATGCCACTAGCTCCACCTCACTGGTTGTTCAACTTCTCGCTGCTTCCTGATTGGGTACAGGTATTCAACCAGATACCCCAGTGCGTCATTCATGTGATCGTAGCCGTCGTCCTTGTTGGGCTGGCTAGTTCCTTCCTTGTACGTCTGTCGCTCAAGCGAAGCGATAGTCTGCTTGCACTTGGGATCAACGAACAAAGCTCTCACCCCAGTTGTGGAGCGGAGCCTGCTGTTGACGCTGTTGATTCTGTCCCTGATTGCCGGATGACTATTTCGCACCTTCACCGCAAACCCTGCGTTCTGAAGGATTGATAGGTCTGTCCTGCCTCCCGCGCTGGTCTTTCTCTGCTTACTTGCTGGGTCAGGGTAGATAGTGATGCGTCTATCCCCATACCGCTGCCTGATCTCGTCCACCATCTCGTCGGTGTTTGACCCATAAATCACGATCTCATCCATTACTTTGATCTCGTTGCCCTCTCTTACACATACCGCTGCGCTCATGGGGTCGAGGTTAAAGTCCATGCCAATGTGTAAATCGTCTCCAGCATCTAGGACTGGCTGCACGCTCTCCTCTCGGCTAAAAGCGTAGTAAATGATGCCAGAGTAGTTAACGAACTTGGCTTGGTACTCTTGGTCGAATGTCCTCTCGTCTAAGTCATTCCGCGCTGCCTCAACCTCAGCTTTATCAACATTACCGCCCTCGATGGTCGTGTACTGGAAGGCTTGCCAGCCCTCCTCGCCGTCCGCGCCTCGCGTCCATATGTCGTAGAAATGGTTTCGCCCCTTTGGTGTTCCAATGAACAAAGCACTTCCAAGCCTATCAGACAAAGATGGACGGATTACTTCATACCATGCCTCTGGTCGCATATCGGCAAACTCGTCCATCACAACGAAGTCGAGCGCTCTCCCTCTCAGGTTGTCAGGCTTCTCTGCGCCCTTGAGTGAGATGGTAGAACCATTCTTGAGTGTGAGCGATAAAGCTGTCTCGTTTCGCTTGCTGACATACCCATCTGGCAACGCATCGTTGAGCATCTCCCATGCGATCTCTTTCGCTGCCTTGTAAGTCGGCGCTACATACCAGCAGTTGCGGTTCTTGCCAGACAGTGCATCCCTCAAAAGCTCATGGGTAGACAGAAACGTCTTACCGAACCGTCTCCCAGCGACCACTGCCCTAAACCGTGAGTCACTGAAGAAGATTGCATCTTGTGGCTTAGTTAGCCTCACTCGCCCGCTCAATAACGATAGGTGGCAGGTCTTGTGCCTCTACTTCTGGCTGGTCTGACTGTCCCAACCAGTTCTTGCCTAACCACACAAGCATCGTCGTGTTGCCATCCATTGCCGCTGTATATTGCTTGCGTCTGAGGCTCATTCGCCCGTGGCTGGCCTTTTTCTTAAAATACTCCGCAAAACTGCACTCGTGCTCACGCTGACATGCTCGGTTTAATGTGTCGTAGCTTACCCCCAAGATTGCAGCCTGCTCCTCTCCCGTACAGTGGATAGCGCACATTTTGTCGACTTGATCCCAGTCTATTTGTGCCAATGGTCTAGCCATGTCGCGCTCCAACATATTCAAAACTGGCTGTTAGTCTTTCTATTGACTCAGCGCCTCGCAAAACCCCCTTAGACTTGGCAACCCTCGACGGCTTTCGAGTCATTGCCCAAGTGGGGTTTTTCTGCAATCCAAGAACAAATGCAGGCGAACTGGTAACCAAGCTCATTCTATACCCTTTTTGTTTGTACGAATCTGCTATTGCATCCATAAACGCAGCTCCAACACCAATCCCTTGATAATCCGGTTTAACCACGATTCGATGAATGCGCTTCATGTCTTTAACTATGGGGTGAGGGAAATGTATTACCGAACACCAAGCAACTGATCGACCATCAATCTCGCATATGTATTTGTGAGCCGCGTTGTTATGCGAATGCGTCAAATAGTGATGCTCCATGAACTCAGCCCACTCTCTTTGATTCGCTTTTCTGATTGTTGCTTTGATTTCAGGTCGCCTAAGACACCTCCGGCTAAACTGCATATCATCGCAGTTAAACACCCAATCAGGCTCCAGCCATTCTTCGATGTCGTAATGACAACTCACGGCAACGAACTTACGCCCTTGCTTACGGATAAACTTCTGAATCGCAGAAGATCCCAGACGCGCCACCAGCCTATCAACCACCGACGTGAACTCGTCATATATAAACGGCTTGTCCGCTTCGAGAATTAACCTCGCAAGCTCTGCTCTCATTTTTTGACCATTGGACAGCACACCAAACGGCTTCAACCAATCTGGCGGCGACGAAAATCCAACCTTGGATAGCGCCTCTGTTATCTGTTTTGCGGTTAACATTTCATTGAAATCATCAACAAAACTATCTCCCGACCATTCATACCCACTGAACAGCTCGTAATCGTTGAAGATTCGTTTAGCGATGGTTGTTTTTCCCGTCCCGCTTGCTCCAACAATTAATCCAATGTTCCAGTCAACATCTTCTATCGGAATGCTTACGTCAAACGTTTTGGTAACTACGTCCATGTCGCAGTCAAACATCGACTTGATTTTATTGGCCCTGAACGTGCCGCTAGTTTTTGATTCGATTACAAACTTTGAACGCGGCACTTGTACCCCTCCGAATCCAAACGATTGAAAATTTTTTCCTGCTCTGCTTCATTGCTACATTCAACAACAACAGAAAAAGATTCAGCGTAATCGACTTCCTGAACGACATTCTCTTGTGGCTCATCGAACATCTTGGCAAGTTCGATCTCGTCCATCCCCGTTAACGCAAGGTCAATGTCCAATTCCGCCAAACGCTCAATCTCAACCGCTAACAGGTCGTAATCCCACCCCCCGTTCTCGGTCAGCTTGTTGTCTGCTATCACATACGCCTTGCGCTGCGCCTCTGTCAGCCCCGCTAAGGTTATTGTGGGAACCAACTCCATACCTAGCTTCTGTGCCGCTGCGAGCCTACCGTGGCCTGCAATGATGCCATTGTGCTCATCCAGCAGGATCGGGTTGTTAAACCCGAACTCCTTAATGCTCGCCGCCACCTGCGACACCTGTTGATCGCTATGAGTGCGCGGATTGTTTGCATACGGTATAACGTCCGTTGTGGCTATATATGCCACCTCAAGATTCTGATTCATTAGTTATTAAAGCTCTGCTTGGTTCGTCCGGGCGTGTCGTGTCGCTCAATCATGCTTTCGAGTGCGCGAATCTTTCGCTCTGGCGGCAGTTCGTGATAGTAGAACAGCCGTCTGCTAGTCGCATTGTGAGTTGCGCCAGTATGCACTTCACCATTCGGCATTGTGTGAACTTGCCCGGCGTAGATCGTGCCGTCACGGTTGAACAGTAGAACGCCTCTCATTTGGACACCTGTTTGGTCTTTTCGTAGGTTCTCATCGCGCCCAAGCCAAGCATCCCCATTAGGACGGGCATCATCGTGTCTAGGGCGACCAGTGGAATGGTCACATCTATCTCCATCAAAGCGAGGACGAAGTTGGCAAAGGGTATGACCATGAAGTTGCCAGCCATCCCTAACACGCACACCCAGCCCACTGCTGGTCTCCATCCGGC